ATTAGAAGCTAATAAAACAGCTGGTTCAAATCCATTTAAACTTAATTGAAGTTTGTTACCTGTTAAGCCAGTTAGTTCAGCAACTTGTGGAAAGTTCTCTTTTATAAAATTATGATACCTAAAACTTTTTGGCTGTTTGCCAGATGCTTGCTTTAATAAATACTTATCTCTGCCAGCATATCGATCTGCATCAGATCCACCAAAGTAACCAAAATAACCAAGAGGTACAAAAGTTGCCATAAAAGCCCAGCCTGTTGCAGCTTTAGCTTTTGCCATCTCTGCATCAGCACCACCTCTAGCAAGAGCTTCTCTGTAACTTCTTAAAACTCTGTTAGCTCCCATAAAAGGAGTTCTTTCAATTGATACTCCAACAATGTTTCCTGGAGTTCTTAAAAAAGGAAACCATTGAGAAGTAATAATTGTTATTGGATTTAATACTTTTGCATTTTTAATGTTTGATACTAAATTTGTTATATCTCCAACTGCATCATTTCTTTTGCTTAATGGAGTTTGAAAAGTTTTTTCTAAGGCAGCATCATAAGCAGCCTTTGTCATAAATTCAGGTGGATTAGTTATTAATGATGCTAATACATCTGGAGCTTTTTCTTTTGCGATATTATTTAACTTAACTAACTTTAAAGTTTCTCTGTAAGCTAAAGCATATAGTTCACTTTGATAAGCAGCATTTTTAAAATAGTTATCTGCATTTTGTAAAAACTTATATGGCAGTCTGTCAAAAGTTAAAATCTTTCCAAGTACATCAACTGATTTACCTAAAACACTTTCTTGCTTCATGCCAAATCCTCTTGCTGAAAAGGCATCTGGTGGAGCTTCGTATTTAGTTCCAGCTATTGAACTATTCATGCCTGGAAAGTTTTTGTAACTTTGAAGAGGTTTTTTTAAATTTAATTTTTTAAAATCAGCACTAAATGCTCTCCACATATTAGTTGTTGCCAAGTGTTCTCCAAATGCAGCAGCATCTGCTTCAAATTCAGCAACACTATCTACTGTTTTGCCACCATACATTTTAGAGGCATATCTTCTTTCAGCTCTTTGAATAGATTTGAATATGAAGTTACCACCTACATTTTTAATATGTGTAAGTATTCCAACTAAGATATTATTTAAAAATACTTCAACTAAGGCATCAGAAGTTTTTGCAGCAAGACTTTTTTCTGTAAATGTAATCTTCTTACTTAATCCTGGTGTTCTTAAATAAAGATCAGCTACATTTTGCATAGCTTCTTTACCACCAACTTGCATCAAGATATTACTTCTATTCAATTCATCTAAAGATAAATTTCTTATTGCACCTTCTTGAACAGGCTCTTTTAAAATATTTAATGCTCTAGCTACTTCAGTTTGTGCACCTTTAAAAACTTTTGTTAATTGTGCTGTTACTGCATGTTGTCTTGCAAACTCTAAAGCAAGTTTATCTGAGGCTTCTTCAGACCTCATTCTTTTAGCAAGTTCAGTTAATTTTTTATGTTGGTAAATAACTAAGTTTTTTGCAGCCTTTAATTCAGTAGCATTTAATGGCGATCCAGGTCTAAGCTTTAATAAATTACCAGCTAATGTTTCAGCATTTTCTCCAAGGATCTCAGCTAATTCGTTTGTCTCTTTCCAGGTTACAGTTCCTCTGGTCCTTTGTGCAATATCATCTTTATATTGTCTTGAGATAACATTAACTGATCTTAATACATCCTCACTTGTATTGAATGTATTTATATTAAATTCATCTAATTGTTTTTGTGGAGAAAGATCTGCTTCATTTAAAATTTTTTCTTCCTCTGTTAAAAATTCATCTACTTTTTGCTTAGATGATTTTGGAGCAGAAACTGTTTTTTTAATTACTTTTTGTGGTGTTAAAACTGGAGCAACTTTAGATCCAGAGATAACTAAATCATCTGAGCTCTTAACTAAATCAGCAGTATTAACTGGTTTAATTTCTTGAGCTTCTATCTTCTCAACTTTTTTTTGAGCTTCTTGTAATAATGTCTGTGCTTCTTCCTTATTAAACTTTGATCCTTCTGGAAATTGTTTTGGTTTTGGCTTACCTCCACCAAGGATTTTTGCAATTGACTTAGCTACCATGTTTTGAAATTCCTAAATTTGTAAAAACAAATATTTGAAGATATTTATTTATTACTATTAATTTGTGTTTTGTGAAATAATATTGTTTTTCATGTTATCTGATACACTCTCAGATATTAAACTTCCGATTGACACTCCACCAAACAGTTCAAACAATGGTTGAGATGTAGTTTGTACTGATTGCTTCATCTCTGGAGTGATCTCAATAATTGTTACAGGCATAAATCTATCTTCAGCTTTGCCAGATATTATGCCATCACTTGTTTTAATCTCATCATCAAAAACTTTAGCATTCCATTTCTTGCCATACTTTTTAAGAAAGCTTGGAATTGTTTTATTGTATAATCTTGCTTTTCCTTGACCACCAATCTCTATAGCTTTGTCTAAAATTAAAGATGGATATTCATCATCGCCATCAACTATTGCTTTATAGTCTGTTTCTGCTCTTGTGAGAGCATCATCCAATTCAGATTTAGATGCTAAATCAATTATTTTTTTTTGGACATCTTCTCCAAATTCTTTTTTTAATTTTTCAAATGTATAAAGATCATCAAACTCAGTAATTCCATCTTGATCTCTACCCATAATTCCTATTTCTTGTCTTTCTGGAAAATAAGCTGTGATATTTAATTTGTTAATTCTTCTAGTTAGATTGTATCTATCTTGAATTATTTTTGCTTTTGGAATTGATATAGCATCATAACCATTATCTGCTGCATATCTGATTAATCTTTTTAATACTAATTCGTACCAATTATTTTTAAATGGAAAGTCTTTAATTATATCTTTTGGTTCATTATTCTTTAAATAAGCTTGAACTTCATCCTCTGAAATATTTTCAAAAACATTAGCTTGTTGCTGCTCCATGCTTCTTCTGCTTAGATAGTTAGTTCTCATCTGATCTATTTCTCTTTCATTGCTTTGTTTTACAGCTTGAACTAAATCCGATTGCATTTCCTCAACAGATAAAATTCTCATATTACCTTGATCTCTAGTTTTAAATCTTACATGAGCTATTTCTCCAGATACATCAAAGTGAGGAGATGATCTTAGACCAAGAGAAAATGCTGTTTCTCTTTTAGTAACTGGTGTTTCAATAGGAATTGTGTTTCCAAGATTTTCTCCACCTTTAGAAAGAGTGAATACTATTTCACTATATGCTTCGCCTCCAGGAGCTGTGTATTGTTCATATTTACCTCTATTTAATCCAGCACCAACATATTCCTCCATAGCTTGGCTTATGCTGTCCATATCTCCAGAATTTTGATAATACATTTCCTCATTAGATCTAATCATCGTTTCATTGAATACTGCTTTTCTTTGATCTTTAGGAATTTCCATTTTGTTATATCTTGCAATGTAAGCTCCATTATCATCTAAATATTTTTTGAATTTATCAAACGCATCTGATTGAATATGAAAGCCATCATTTACATCAGCATTTCTAATCATCTCATCTGGAAGTGTCATTTCTTTTAGAGCAAAATTTTCGTAAAGTTCTAATTCAAGAGCATCATCAACTAATTGATTTGTGCTTTTACTTTTAATTGCAAAAACTTCATAAAAATCTGCAAATGTACTTTCCCAATAATCATATCCAATTGGACTAGCAAAACTATCATCTAATCCATCAACAGCTCGCCATAAGTAATTATCACTCATGTAATTACTCATATTATAATTTTGAGCTGTAAATTCAGATGGCAGATCATCGTAAAATTCTTTTTTGTTTATTCCAAAATTATCTAGTCTTTGAAAATTAGCTGTTCTTAAATAACTGATATGATCAGCAACATATCTATATTCATCTCTTACACGACCAGCCTCAATATCTTCAAAAATTTTATTTTCTAATTTTAAAAATTCATCATCTGTAAAATCTTTAAGATCTTTAGGTTCATCTCCTTGTCTTTCAGCTGCTCCAAATCTTCTTTCATTAACATCAATTCTATTAGCTTCAATAAAATCTAATATCTCTTGTTGAGAAACATTTTTTTTATCTTTTAAAAAACTTTCTAATCCAATCCATTTCAATTCACTTTCTTTAACACCAGGAGTATTTTTAATTGTATTGTAAATTTGATCTCCAGGTCCTTTAGTAATCTTTTGTTCAACAGTTTCTTTAACTGCTGATTTGAATACTGGACTTTTAGTTACTGCATTAGTTATAGCTTTAAATGGATTAGCTTCTGCATCTGTTGGAGCTACAGTCATAGCACCACCAGCAGCAAAATATGGAATATTCTTTTTCATAAACTTAAACGCATCTATGACTTTTGGAATAGCATAAGAGAAAGCTCCATATTCAAAAGCTTGTGTTACTTCATCTGCTATTTCATCGTATGGAGTGTTAGGTAATATTCCAACTAATCTTTTAAGTTCAGAAATATCTTTGCCAAAGAAATCTTGTGTAAATGTAGAATTATATTGTTCAGTATCATCGCCAGTAAATTTAAGTTTTTTCTCAATACCAATAGCACCACCTAAACCACCAGATATTACAAAAGCTGGAACAGTAGGCATACCAACTGATTTTAATTTATTATAGATAGGAACTGAGTACATTAAATCCTGTCCCATGACCTGGACAAGTTTTGAAACTACATTTCCATCATCTTTATAATTTTTTAGAAATTCTCTAGCCTCATCTAGTTTTTCAGATGCAGCTGTAGCTTTTGCAACAATATCATCTTGAATACCAGATTTTTCTAATGTGCCAGCTGGCAAGCCAATAGGCGACATGTCATATAATTTAGTTAATACAGGTGCAAGGTTAACTGCAAAATCTACTCCATTAGTTGCACCAACAGCTATACTTCTAATTCCATCTTTACCAAGATCTAAAACAAAATCTCCCATAGCTGAGAAGAAATCTCTTTGTACTTCTGGACCAGCATGTTTTGCTATCCAATCCTCTTTACTACCACCTTCATTAATCCACTCATCAAAAGTAACTGAAGTTGTTTTTTCTTTTGTTTCGTAATTTTCTAATATTGTTGGATCGCCTCCATTATCTTTTAATAATTGATAAGGCTTACTGTTATAAAAGTTTTGTTTTTCTATTTCTGGTAAATAGACTTCATCTAATAAATTTTTGTTTTCCATATTATTCAGGTAATTTAAGTGAACTTGTTATTCCAGTTTGAGTAGCTTCTTTTAATTTATCTTCTTCAGTTCCTGGAGCTAATTGGTATCTAATAGCAAAGACATCTTCTAAAAAATCTAATTTAGATAAGTTGCTAATATATTCTTGTAAATCTCTATTTGTTTTTCTTGAGTTGTTAAATAGTTCAGCAGCAAATTTATTTTGTTTTGCAAAATAATCTGGATCGTCTTTGATCTTAGAATAGTAATCAACACCTTTCATATAATAAGGTGCTGGAATATTATTTAGATTAGGAATTGCATCATATTCAAATTCATTTTGAAGTACATCCAAGTAAGCATCTTTTGGAGACATTCCATTTGAAACTTTTTCATAGAATGCCATTTGTATTAATTGTTTTCTTGTTGCAATATTTTCTGCAAACTTGACAGATCTTCTTTCTCTTAAATTACTAAGATTAGCTATATTGCTATCAATTAGTTTTGAGTAAGCTTTAAAATCTTTGTGGCTTTCAAAATCTGTTTTAGCTTTATTAATATAAGCAGAAAATAAACTTAGATCTCTATTGTTAAGAGCTTTCAAAGTATCTGTATCTGCAATATATGCTTTTTCAATTTCATCCAACTGCTCAATCGTATTAGCTGAGTAGATTTGAGTTGTTATTAAAGCTAAAGTTTCATCATCAGAAAAACCATCCTCATCAGTCATAGCTACTGATAATTTTGCAAACATAGGTTCGTTGATTAAACCTTTGTCTAAAAGATCGTATAATTCACTTTCTGTTGGAAGTTCATTAAGAGCTTCTTCATCTGTTGGATTTTTTTGGTAATTATTAATTCTTAATAAGACATTAGTAAAAACACCCACTTTAGTATCGGTATCAGCAAGTTCTTCAAATCTATCTTTTCTTTCTTCTACTTGACGATTTTTTCTTAGAGTAACTTTTGCTTTTTCAATTAAATCTTTGGCAGCATCAGTTCCAACTTTTTCTATTAATTCTTGTTCACTCTCAATAACTTTTCTTGGATTTATTTTAGTGTCTAAATCTAAAAGTAAATTGTTTTTAAGTTTTTGAGCATCATCAACTATCTGTCTGAAATTTTTTGCTCCAAGCTGTTCTTCGTAGAATTTGTTTTTAGACAATAATTCAAAATCAATAGAGCCAATAGCCATATCGTTTTGATCATTAGATAACATTTTTTTAATGCTATCGTTAAACTTATCATTAAGATTATTAACTAATTGATTAGTCTGTTCAGTTGAAACTTTAGTAAATAGTTTTGGAACTAATCCATCTCTCTGTTTTAAAATTTCATTTCTAATTAATTTCTTAACTGTTGTATTTTGATCTTTGTAAAGATTTTCATATAGACTTGGATTTGTTAATTCGTAATATTTCTTTAAAGCTGTTTGTGTTGAATTTTCTTTAGAAGTTTTATCAAACACTTCATAGATACTTTGAGTAATTGCTGGTTTAACTCTATCAACAGCATTTTGATTTTCTATTTTGTTTAAATCATTTTGAATATTGCCAACTGCTTTTGCAAATGATGATATTGCTTGTCCTTGCTGTGTTGCTAAAGATAAAGGTAAAGCAAGAGCAGAAGTTCTTGGTGTTGCACTCTCCTGGACATTTTGGTTGCTATTAAAGATTTGTAACTTTGCCATTAAGAAATTACCAATTGACCAGCTTGTTGAGAATTGTAACCCATTGTTAATAGGCTACCAGCAGCTTTCATATATTCAGTTCTAGCAGTAAGATCGCCTTTTAATCTTTCGCCTTGACCTTTAGCTTGTAATAATAAACTTTGATTAATCTGATCATTAACAAGAACTTCATTGTTGTAGTCAGACATTGCTAAATCGAATAATTGATTTTGTACATTTTTTACACCAACTAAGAATGGAGTAGTTCCTTCTCTGTATTCAGCTCCAGTTCTTAAAGCATCTACAAAGAAATTTGAAAATTGTTGTTTTTGTTGATCTACAAATCTTGGTCTTTCAATTGTATTATAAACTTTTTCTTTTATAGCAGCTTTCTTTCTTGCATAAGCTGCCTCTTGATACGCAACTGCCTCATTATATTTACCAATTGTTTTTGCTCCTTGTGCTGCTGCTATGTTACCTATGAAGCTCATAAATTTTTGCCATCCTGTAATAATTAGTTTTATCTGGTCCATACATTTGCATTAGACCTTCGGATTTTAATCCAAGCCATTCAGCAAATCGTTTGCCAGTTTTAAATTCTTCTTTGACTGCTGTTTGCAATCTCCAAATATTGTTGTTTTCACAAATAAGATCTAATCTTTTTTTAACTGAGATCGCTGATTGTATTTTGTGATTAAAAATTCTTTTGCTTGATAATATCCAGCCTTCGCCAACTCCATCCCAAAGAGGAACAATGCCACCAGAAAGAATAGGCTGATTATTAAACAATAAAGTGAAAGATAAACCAGGTATTGCAAAGTCGATCCTATTTTCTGTAAAGCTTGCATCTATATCCATCAATTTATCGTTCATTCCAAATTCAATAATCTCTTCTCCATGATTTGTTGAATAAGGAACTATTTTATAACTAGCCATCTGATGTAACTAAAGTTGGATATATTGCTAAGACCGAACAAGGTAGAGGTTGATCTTGTTTTATAAATATAAATCCATCTGAGTTATAATCATCTCTAAATTCTATTTCTCTATCTCCAGCTAACAATGTATCAACTGGTGCTGATAAATTACTGGATGTTGTTCTAAAAGGAACTGTCTCTAAATCATTTAATGTTGGACCAACTTTAACACCAACTGTTTCAAATAATCTTAAAACAACTTTTGAAATTCTTTTTGTTTTACCTTGTGATGTGCCTTCAGCAGCTCCACCTTCAATTCTCATTGTCTGTAAAACACTATCGTAATTTAATCCAACACAAGCTGAAGTAACTGCTCTATCTAAAGTAATAGCACCAGAGCTTACAACTTTGTCAGCATGTACAGATCCATCAGCAAGAACAGAAACTGTTTGTCCTTCTAAATGTGAAAGACCAGATAATGTTGTTGTTGAAGATCCAGAGTAGGAGAGGTGGCTATCTAAAAATTTAAAATCTGTTGCTGATGTTTCATCAAAATCAAAATTTGAAAAACATTCTACATATCGTTTAGTAGCACCATTAATTGTTCTTTTAACAATAACCCACAATTCATCTTCAGTTAAATCTCCAGATATTGTTGCAATACTTTCACAAACAGAATTTCCATCTCCAAAAGATCCACCGAAAATATGTCTATGCCAAGCAACTACATTTTCAGATCGTTGATAAGTTAAACCAGCTAAAACTCCATCCTCTCTAACACACCAGATAATACTGTCTGGTTCTTGTTGAAAAGCCATTTGTGTTATTCCAGATTTTGTAACTGTATCATTTAGAATAGTTAAATCTGGTGCAACATAACCATCACTATCAAAGTTATATGCAAGCTCTCTAATTTTTCTCTTTGCTTTTTGTAAAAACAAAACTGCATTCCCAGCTGGAATAGCATCCACACCAGCAGATCCAAAAGAACTTTGTCTTTTAATCGTTACATTGGTTGGAGTGATACTTGCATCAGTTCCATCAGCAGAAACTGTAAATTCGCCTCCAGATGTTCCAACAATTAAAGTTCTTACTGCTTTTAAATATTGAATGGCATTAACCTGGTTAGAAGCAATTGTATAAATCATTGCATCATCAGCATTAGTACCAGTAGTAAAATTTTCGTAATCTCCAGCTTTTGAAAACCATAAAGTCTGAGGATTATTATTTGTATTTGCAAAAACTAATCTTTGTTCAAAGAATGAAACACAGCTTGGTCTATCATCTGCACCAGATATTGGTAAAGATGGAGATCCAGTAAATGAAACTGTTGCTAATGTCCAATTAGTGTGTCCAGTTCTACTTAACTTTCTTACATCATGATTAGGATGACATAAGTACATAACATCAGCAGACTGAGCAAATTTAATATCAAATAATTCTGCTTCTAAGTATGGAGATGAAATTTCATAAGCTACACCACTAGATAAAATTTGACCTTTGTCTTTATAAAATCTGATGTATTGATCTCCAAATTCTAAAATATAAGTTTGTTCAGTAGAGAACTCAAAAGGAATTAATCTACATTTTTTTGAACTATCTTTAACTTCAGAAATAAATTGTGTGCCAACTCTTCTAGTAGCAGCTCCTTGTGGATGAACTAAAAAGTTCTCCATAGTTTTAACTCCAGAAGAATATTTTTCAAAATCTGTTCTTCCATCTAGCTTGGCAGAAAATTCTCCAGAAACAAATGAGGTTAATGCTAAAGTTGTTCTTGGCATATCTTTTTAAAAATTTCTTGTTGAGTTAATCCTTGTTCATCTTTTTTACATTTAGTCTTAGGATCAATTTCACTTTCCTCAATAATTTCTACTAAAGCATATCGATAAACTTTACTGTCATCTCCCCATTGAAAATGAAGTAATGATTTTGGTTCATTGTATTTATCTATTAATCTTGGATCAAAAGATGCTGTTGTCATCTACAATCTTGCGTTAGTAAATTCGTTACTCTCAATTGTTCCTAAACTATTTTCTGTTGCATCAATAAATCTAGCTTCTCTTAATCTTTCATCAGCTCTTTCCATATAGTTCTTAGCTAATGTTGCATTGTTAGTTACTGCATAAGCAATATCTGCTGCTAATTGATGTGAAATACTTTCTTGTAAATAGGTGTCGTAATTATTTGGATCTGCATCTATAGCGATATAAACTAAATACAGAGTTCCTTCGTTTGATTTAATTTTTCTTCCTTCAACAGCATAATCTATATCACTTTCAATACTGTCGGTTACACCTGTATGAACTTTTAAAACTCTCAAGCAATCTGATGGTAAGGTATATTGAAAAGAATATTCAACAACTGGAGCTGTACTATCTTGAGCTAATTGAACTCTTTTAGTTAAACAGTTCCAAGCATGACCTCTAAATACTCTATTTCTTACTGGTTCATATCTTTGATTACAAAGTCTAGCATTTTTACTATCGTCAGTTAATGCTGAAATAGTTGATGCACCTAATAAGTTTAAAGCTGAATTACAAATATCTACTACTGATGCCATTATATTTTCTCCACTATGATTTCTTTACAATGAAATCTGATTGCTAATTTTAATTGGTTTATTTCTTCATGATTTAATTCAGACAAAGCTTTTCTTGATAAGCTGTAGCCTTCTAAAATACATTCGCTGTAAGTATTAAATTCTTCTTTTTGTACTTGACCTAACAAGCACTCTGGTTGTGGACCATTGAAGGTACACAAATATAAAATAACTATATATTTCATTAGTATTGCCTGGAGGATTTCTCCACCAGGCAAAAATGTTATTGATTACTCAACAGCATAGATAACTTGACATTTAATAGTTCCAGTAGCTGTACCACCACCAGTAGTTACTAAAACATCAGTTTCAGCTGTTTGTTCGTATGCAACACCATCGATAGCACCATCTTCAGACATGATAACTTTTCCAGCAGTAGCAGCAGCTGTTGCTGTTATATATCTGTCTGCATCAGCACTATCTCCAACTGCAAGAGTTACTCCAGATCCTAAAGCATCATGATGAATTACTACATCATAAACTTTTGCACCTTTTGGTAATCTCGCAACTGAGATGTCTGAGCCAGAAGCTAAAGAAGAAGCTTCATAGACATCGTATTGCACTCTTAATTTACCAGACCACTCGCCACTATCAGTATTAACTACTGGATCAGCTGTGATGTTAGTAAAGTTAGTACCTTTTACACTAGCCATATTACTATCCTCCTATTATGCTTCATGACATTGCACACTAACTACTTTTTCGTCTTCAAGTCTTGTGCTTCCCATAGTCATGCAAACATAAACCTGTAAAGCATAACCTTTGTCATTTCTTTCATCTATTCTTGTCATGATGTCTTGACCTAAAGCCAATTTCATAGCATCGTTAGTGAAAGCTAAGCACTCTCTTTTGCTTGAAGCAATCGATAGTCTGTTAGATACAATAAAGTTAAAGCCTAAGAATGAATTGATTTCTCCAGAAGCTAAAGCCTTAACTGTATTAAAGTCAGAGCTTGTTACTTCTGTTGTTCCTAACAAATTCGTAATTTGTTTTGGAGAGCAAACAAAACTTCTTGGCAAACTAGGATCTACATCAGCTAAGTCTAAGATTTCTTTAGTCTGTCTTAGTTTAGCGATTGTTAATCCATCTGTACCAGCTTCTGTAATTTTCTGTGCACTTGGAAGAGCAACAGCAGTTGAGCCTGTTTCTCCAGAGTACGCAGTTCCAGTTACAGCAGCGATTATTTCATCATCCATGGCTCTTCCCATTGCCATTGCAGCAGCTAGAGCATAGTTTGATGTGGGATCAATAAGAGTTCTGATCTTATCTTGGTTATCGATTAAGTCAGCCCACTCATAGTCCACCATACTGATTCTTCTTCTTGAATGTTCTGAGTCAATTTGAGGTGTATCAGAATGCCTTGAAACTCTTTTTACAGCTGTAACTGCTCCAAGTCTTTCAAAGTAAGCATGCTTGCCCACCACATTTTCAACATCAACAACATTTCTTAACAAAGAACCTTTTTGTTGTGATAGCATTTGTACATTGTTTGAGTACTGTTGTACGAATGCCTCTGTAATAGTTGAACTCATAATAAGTTCCTCCTATGTTGGTTGATTAAAGTTAATCGATTTGATTTTCCTCGTATGAGGATCTCGTCTTTAGATTTTAAGTCTCCAATTTGACTTTTTTCTTAGAGGTCTTTTCAGGTTGTCTCTTAGAATTTTTTGTAGCCCAATCATAATATTTTTGAGCTATTGGCAGAGGATCTTTACGATCATTCTCTGGTCCAAATTCAGTTGCTAATCTTAAACACTCAAGTTTAATTTCCACATCTGAAATATCTTCTGAAGGTTCAAACTTTTCATTAGCCATTGAGCATCTCTCTTAGTTTAAGAACTTCCTCAACAGATTTTCTGTGATTTGGATGTGTCTTATTCCAATACGCAGATCCTTCTTGTGTTAGTTCAGTTATTTCTTTTTCAATATCTTTAGCAGTCATATATTGAGATCCATCTCCTTGAATGATTGGATCTTCAGATAATTTATCTGCTAATTCAGAGAAAGCTTTTATAACTGTTAAGTTATCTCCTAATCTTGATCCATCTTTTAAAATGGTATCATTTAAGAAATCTTCTCCTAAAGAATTTACAGCTAACTTCTTTGCCTGGTCTAATCGTTTTGAATATTGAGGACCAAACTCTTTTTTAAGTTCAGCTTCAGTTCTCATTTGAGCTTGAGTTGCTTGTTCTTCTAAACTTTGAGATTGATTTTGATTTAGCTCGTTATAAAATTTAATTAAACCTTCAGCTTGCTTAGGAAGTAATCCTAATCTGTGTGCAGTTTCATTAAATGCTTTAACAGAGTTTTCGTCAACTTCTTGATCTTTAAAATTATATTTGTAGCCATCTGGTGTATCTGGTGCACCAAGTCTTTTAAATACTTCATTCCAATCCTCATCAGTTGCATGCTTATTAGGAACTGGAATTTTGTCAGCTCCAACAAGTTTTTGTGCATGAAGATAACTTTTTACAAAGTCCTCCATGTTATTAAAATTATTCAAAGATTTTTCTTCTCTAAAACTTTCTGGAATTAAATCTTTAAAATTAGTTTCAGTATTCTGTTCACTAAGAACAGTATTATTTACTTCAGCAGTTGCCTCAGTATTATTCTGAACAACAGCTGTAGTTTGTTCAGATTGCACCTCTGGTGCAGTTGTCTGATTATCCATATATATTACCTATGATTATTTTGATTTAAGCATTGCTTTAATGAACAAAGCGATTGATCTTTGTCCTTCAAGGAATGCAGTCTCATGACTGTTATCTTTTGAGAAAGTTGTCGAACTCTCATGACATCTTATAGAGATGTCGTCTAAAACTCTTTTGCCTTCATCTGATCCAAATACAAATTTGTAATCAGCTTTTAATTGTTTTAATTTTTTTTCTACTTCCTTATTGTGATCCATCTTGAACTACTTTTGCTAATGGAGCTGCATTCTTAGCCATTTCAGTTTCAGCCATTTGTTGCTGCATTTCCATTTGTTGTTGTTCTTGAGCTGCTCTTTGTTGTCTAATCTCTTGAACTTGAGCATCTGATTTAATCATTTTAGCTGGCAAACCTAATATATCGATGACCTGTTTTATAAATCCATTTTCATCTATGTAATCCATAACTGGCATTGCTTGTGCCATAGATCCAAATAACTCCAATCCTCTCATGATAGATTGTAGTTCTTGAGATCTTTGAGCTAATGCCATTGGAGATACATATTCGATATTTAATTCTTGAGATCTTAAAATTTCTGGAGCTGGTAAAAATAAACCATTTCTTAATAAGATATTAAAAATTCTAATTATCAATGGAGATAACAATTCAGACTGTAATCTTCCAAGAACAGGTCCAAGTATTCTCATTTTCTCTTCTTGTCTTTGGACTACTTCAGTTGCAGTCATATTTCTATTTTCAGAAATAACTAACTGATCAACATGAAACATTTTAACAATCGCATCTCTTCTTTGATTTTCAGAATTAAGAGTAGTTGCATTGTTTGCATTGATATTTAATGGTTCAATTCTATCTCTTGATCCAGCTCTATAATAATTAATAGATCCAGGAGACATTCTTACTGGTGCTAACATTCCATCATCTGGAATGAGTAGAGGAGGATCAATTTGTTTGGCAGCAGCCTTTAAACTATTCTCTACCATTTTATTTAAAACTTTAACATCTGGTAAAGCATTCATTCCTGGAGATCTTCCATAAACTTCTGTTGAAGCTTTTAAGTATCTTGGAATGACATAAGGATTTTCTTTGAAGCCACCAATTTTAATTATGTGTCCAGAGCCATATTCAAAATAAATAGATTGAAATGGCATATTCTTTTTATCCAACTTCTGTGGATCAAAATCATATCTTGGTCTTACAACATGAACTAACTCAACATCATCAAATGGAGTTTTTTTTATTTTGTTTGAAATTTCTTTTGAAACATTATCAATACCAAATTTATCAGCAACTGCTTGTGCTGGCATTTTAAATCTACGATAAATAGTATCAACAAATCCTTTTTTATTTTCTTGGATATAAATTTCTTTTATGTGTCTTGCAGAAAAATTAATTATATCGTCTTGATCTTCTTCGATCATTAAGCATGAAGTACCAAATGCTATTAGGTCATGGTAGCACTCAAAGATTTCTTGTTGAAAGTTAGATTTTGCAATTACATCATACATTCTTGATGTAGCATCCTCTAACCATTCTTTAGCTTCATCCAATGAATTAAGTTCGGTTTCTTTAAATCTAAGTGAAAACCACTTATTCGCTGAACTCGTCAACATGCCATGCAGAGATGCTGCCAGTAATTCAAGAGCATGGATCGCTGTTGCATCAAATATTAATGTATGTCTTTTGTCGCCTCTTGCTCGTTCTTTGGTTATCTCTGCTTTTCTAGGTAACATGTAATCAGAAACTTCTTGCCAATGGTTTTCCCAGTTGGATCGTTTCTCCATTAACCTAGACAGGTTATCTTTGAGCTGTTTTGCTAAAGACCTAAATTCTTGTGATTGCATTATCTTTTCTTAGCTTTTCTTTTTCTTTTAGCTTTATTCTTTTTGCTATTCGGAAAACCAGCTTTCATATTTTTATATGCTTTAGCTGATATAGTTGATTTTGATTTTGGTCTGGAAGTTCCAGCTTTTTTTCTTTTATTTATATTTCTGTATAAGCTCATGATTATCCTAACAATGTTTTCGATGAGAGCTCTGGTTTTGAAGTATCTCCTGTAATTGAAGATAAGACAGTTGATCTTCTGCCTCTCTTCTTTCTTTTTAAAATATCTTCATCCTGGTTCATCTCAATTGAAGTTGGAGCTGTCTTGTCAGCATTTATTAAATCAGATTTTACATCTGAATTATCCATCTGAGCTGGCACTTTTGGTTGTTCCATATCTTTGAGTTTTGTAACTTTTGCAATTTTTCTAACTGGCGAAAATCCACCCATAATATTATCCTCCTAATAAAGTTTTCTTGTTAATATTTTCATCTCCAATTTCATCTAAGCCTTTAGATGTATTTAAAATTGTAGATCTACGACCTTTACGATTTCTATTTCTTCTTCTCTCATCTTCAGCAGCTTGTCTTTCTCTTGCTTCATCTTCATAAGAAAAATCTGGCTCTGGTGGTGCTACCATCGGAGGAGGAGCTGGCATTTTTGGAGCTTTAAATATTGATCCCATTATAGTACCTCATAATTTGTATCGACAACTTGTTGTCTATTATTGTTTTTAATTTTTTGTTCTTGTAGTCCAACAGCTAAAGTTCTTAGAGCATCTGCTGCATGTGAAGACCAATCATGAACTGGTTTAATTTTATAAACTCTTTCCTTATCACTAAATTTTCTGTGATAATGTCTAAGAGCATTTATTAATTTTGAGCAGTTATCGACATCAATAAGACATCTAGGCAAAATCATTTTGACTGCATGAATACCATCTTCAATTGCCATTCTTGGAGCTACTCTAAATCTTAAACCCATTTGGTAGGCTGTTTCTCTTCTAGTTTTTCCTGTTCCAAATTCTGTCTGATCCAAATCATGTGGACCATAGTTATGCTCTATTATGTAATCCTTCTCTTTAATGACTTGAGCATAATGAGGAAAAGCCTCATTCTTATTTTCATAGTAATCAACAATATGGATTTGATGTCCAATTTGCTGAAAGAATATTATTGCAGTTTGATCATTATAACCAAGATCCCAGGCTGTATTAACTGGATAACTTGGATTTACTGGCACTCTGGTTATTTGCTTTTTGTCATCCAAAGTAGCAATAAGATCGCCATATATAGATCCTTGAATATTACCAATAAAAGAACATTCAAATTCTTGCTCATACTTTTGTGAGCCCATCACAGCTAATGCTGCATCTAATTCTTCTTTATCAACTATGCCAGTTTCGCTAGCTTTAGCTTTATATAAAAACCATTTAGGATCTGATTGAGCTTTTTGGTAGTAATCATAAAACAGATTAGCCATACCTTTTGGTGTTCCAACCAGGATCATAAAACCTTTTCTGTCAGACAGAGCTGGTGTTATTACTTCATTAATAAGAGTTGGATTAATTTGTGCAGTTTCGTCTATTATAACTCCATCAAGGTAAATACCTCTGATGCTATCTGGATTTTCAGATGACAACAGCATAATCCTTGCACCATTAATTAAATCGCATCTTAATTCTGTTTCGTTATACTTTGTACCAGGAATATCTTTTGTATATTGTTTTAAATAATCAAAAGCTATTTTCTTTGCTTGACCATAAGTAGGAGCTATATAGGCAAACCTTGGATTGTGGTTTTGACAAGTCATGGCAGCTT